ATGTCACGCAGAAAGAAGATAAGCGAAAAGGAGGTATGCGACGGCTTAAGACGTCTTGCATTCGGCGAAATAACGGATGCAGTCAGCCTGCTTTTCGAGCCTGAGGAAAAAATACTCCAAAAGCTTAACACGCTTGATTTGTTTAACGTAAGCGAAATCAAGCGCCCAAAGGGAGGCGGAATGGAGATTAAATTTTTTGACAGGCTTAAGGCTATTGACAAAATCAGAGAAATGGTGAATGAGCAAACGGACAAGTCGCCGACCTCATTTTATGAGGCACTGGAAAAAAGTACGCAGGCGACTAAAAGGCATTATACGGAGGAATTTGATGAATAGATTTATCCCGTTTTCAAAAAAGCAACTTGCCGTTTTGAATTGGTGGTGCAATGGCAGTGACGTTAAAAATAAAAACGGAATAATCTGTGACGGCGCCGTAAGGTCAGGCAAAACGCTTTGTATGGGTATATCGTTTATTTGTTGGTCCTTTTATGCTTTTTGCGATACTTCGTTTGCCATTTGCGGGAAAACAATTTCTTCACTTAGGAGAAATGTTATTACTCCGCTTTTGCCGACGCTTAAAGAACTTGGTTTCAGCGTTGATTACAGGATTAGCAGGAATATGGTTACGATTTCAAGAGGCAATGTGACTAACCGTTATTATCTTTTCGGCGGCAGAGATGAATCAAGTGCATCACTCATTCAGGGTATGACTTTGGGTGGCGTTATGCTCGACGAGGTTGCGCTTATGCCGAGAAGTTTTGTTGAACAGGCGGTTGCAAGGTGCTCTCTTGAAAATTCAAAATACTTTTTCAACTGCAATCCGGAGCATCCTTATCATTGGTTTTATATGGAATGGATAAAAAAAGCCGAAGAAAAAAATGTTTTGTATATCCATTTCACTATGGACGACAATCCCTCTTTGTCTGAAAGCGTTAAAAAAAGATATAAAAGTCTTTATTCGGGCGCTTTTTATGAGCGATTTATTGAGGGAAAATGGGTCACGGCTCAAGGTCTTGTTTATCCTATGTTTTCACCTGAAAGGCACATAAAAAGGTGCGACGGCAGTTTTTCACGATATTATCTTTCGTGCGACTACGGAACGGTAAATCCTTTTTCTTTAGGCCTTTGGGGTGAGTGCGACGGCAAGTGGTATCGGCTTGATGAGTATTATTATTCAGGCAGAGACAACGGTATTCAGCTGACAGATGAGGAATATTACCGTGAGCTTGAAAGACTTGCGAACGGCAAGGATATAACAGCTTTGATTATTGACCCGTCAGCTGCATCTTTTATTCAAACTGTTTTAAGGCACAAAAAATTTCGTGTTATCAAAGCGAATAATGATGTTCTATCGGGTATTAACCTAGTGTGCCAGGCACTCAAGGATGGGGAGATATTTATATATCCCTGCTGTGCCGATGCAATAAGAGAATTTTCAATCTATCGCTGGGATGACAGTATAAAAAAGGATGCGGTTAAAAAAGAAAATGACCACGCAATGGATGATATACGATATTTTGTCGCTACTGTTTTGGGCAGAGAGGGACAAGGAAATTCGTTTGCGTCTTTTGCAATAGAAAGGAATTAGCTTTGAAAATTTTAGATTTAAGAAAAAAGAAAAGTCAAAATTCAAATGCTGCATGTGCGGTTCAAACGTCAATCGCTACAAATCATCCTTATTATAATCTTACAAGTTATATGCCGATTAACGGCGAATCGAGAGTATATGCCGAGCTTAGAAATGCGGTTCCTATTTTAGACGCCGCAATTAATAAAATTGTGCGACTTTGCGAAGGCTTTAGGTTTGATACAGGCAATGAAAAAATAAACGATATGATGAACTCGTATTTTGAGTCGATAAATGTCGGCGGAAACCAAAGAGGGATAACCTCTTTCGTTTCAAATTATCTTAATCAGCTTTTAACCTTCGGCACGGCAATAGGCGAAATAGTTATGTGCTCAGACGGGATATATGCGCTTTATAACAGCGAGCTTTCGTCAATTGAGCTTAAAAGGGCAAAAAACGGAATTGATGTCGATTTTTATAATAACGGCTCCAAAATCAATCAGCCGAATTTGATTTTATATTCTGTTTTAAATCCTAAGCCTTCCGATTTGTGCGGCACAAGTTTGCTTTCCGGTTTGCCGTTTGTAAGCAATATTTTGCTCGAAATTTATAATACAATCGGCGAAAATTGGAAGCATGCGGGAAATCTTCGATATTCTGTTATTTGCAAGCCGGATAAGGACAGCGCTTATTCAAACGCAAACGAAACGGCGCAAACCGTTGCAAATGCGTGGAAAGATGCCATGAATTCAAATACCGTTAAGGATTTTGTGGCAGTCGGGGATGTGAGCGTTAAGGTAATCGGTGCGGACAATGCTGTGCTTGACAGTGAAATTCCTGTAAGACAGCTTCTTGAACAGATTGTTGCAAAAACAGGGCTTCCGCCGTTTATGCTTGGCCTTAGTTGGTCGTCAACAGAGAGAATGAGCACGCAGCAGGCAGATATATTGACAAGCGAGCTTGAATCGTACAGACGTATTCTTGAACCTGTGATTAAGCAAATCGGCAATATGTATCTTGCAATGAATGCCTTGCCTTATGAGGCAAATATCGAATGGAAGAAAATTACACTTCAGGATGAATGTGACGAGGCTAAGGCGCAGCTTTATATGCAACAGGCAGAAAAAATAAGAAGGGAGATGGAAAATTGAGCTTTGGTTATGTAGAAAAAGGTTTTAGTCCGAGCACTGAGGACTTGAAAAAAATCAATAAGTATACAAGGCGTGAGTTTGACGCAGACAGTCTTTATGTTTTTACTGTTATTCTTTGCGATAACGACATAGACAGGGATTTTGAAAAATTTTCATTATCGGCGCTTAATGAACTTAAAACGCTTTTTGTCGGCAAAACGGGTATCAGCGACCATTCAATGAAATCGAGCGACCAAAAGGCACGTGTTTTTGAAACATGGATTGAAAAAGGCAATGGAACAACAACAGCCGACGGTGAGCCTTATTATATGCTAAAGGCAAAGGCTTATATGCTCAAAAACGAGGAAAACAAAGGATTTATTGACGAACTTGACGCAGGAATTAAAAAGGAAGTTTCAGTTTCCTGCTCATCAAAAAAAGCAACCTGTTCAATTTGCGGCAAGGATAAAAGGCAGTGCAGATGCGAACACGTTTCGGGCAAAGAATATAAGGGCAAAACCGCCTGCACAATTTTGTCAGATATCAGCGATGCGTATGAGTTCAGCTTTGTAGCCGTTCCTGCGCAAAGACAGGCAGGAGTTACAAAAGCATTTGAATTTACAAAGGAGAATAATATGGAGGATATTATTAAGACGCTCAAAAATATGAGCGACGATACTACGGTATCAAAATTTCAGCTTGATTCGCTTTTGAATTATGTTGATTCACTTGAGGATGAGGCAGAGCTTGGCAGAAAGTACAAGAAAAGCCTTGCAAACGAGGTTATAAAGCTTTGCGCCCAGGCTATGCCGGAGATGGATATTAAGGCCTTTTCCTCTGTGGCACAGGTTATGACCGCAAAGGAACTTTTGTCCTTTAAAGAAGCTTTCACAAAGAAAAACCGTGAAAGCACCGCTCATCTTCAAATTAAAAGTAATGACACAAAAACAAATAATACAGTAAATCAATTTAAATTATAATTAACGGAGGAATTAATTTATGTCATACGATAACATTAGAATTGAAAAAAGTTTATACACCACAGGTAAGTCTTTCACTCAGGCACTTGAGGCACTTGACCCGTCAGAAAACTACAAGGGCACATCTCTTGAAGGTCTTGATGCATACGAACGTCAGCTTAAAAGATTTGACATTAAGGTTTCGGGCGAAAACTGCGATACTGTTTCAAAGTTTTTCCAAACTTCCGATTCAGCAGCTCTTTTTCCTGAATTTGTATCCCGTTCTATTAAGCTCGGTATGAGAGAGGCGTGCACCGTAGATAAAATCATTGCAACCACATCTTATATTGATTCGCTTGATTACAGGTCTATTTCGCTTGAAGATACAACTGATTTGGTCGACTTTATAAATGTTGCCGAGGGCAGTGCATTTTCAGATGTAAAGATTACTGTTAAAGACAAGCTTACCAAGCTTAAAAAATACGGCAAGATGATTTCCGCATCATATGAGGCAATCAAGTTCCAAAAGCTTGACCTTTTCTCAATCACACTTCGCAGAATCGGTGAAAATATGGTTTATTATGAGGCATACGATGCACTTGCAACAATTGACAAACCAACCGTAAATAAGATTACATATACCGGTGATACATTTACTTATGATAATCTTATTGATATTTACACAATGATGAAGCCTTACAATCTTACAACAATACTTGTTGACCCTAAGTCATTTGCAAGACTTCTTAAATTACCTGAAATGAGAGATGCAAACGCAGGTCTTGATTTTCACGGCACAGGCAGAATGGTTACTCCTTTCGGTGCAGAGGTTTATTGCTTAAAGGAAATGGATTCCGATACCCTTATTGCAATTGATAAAAACTATGCGTTTGAAAGAGTAATTGCGTCAGACATTACAACAGATTTTGACAAGCTTATCGACCGTCAGATTGAAAGAGCAACAGTATCTACAATTGTTGGTTTCTCAAACATTTTCCCTGATGCCGTTGCTATGCTTGTTAAGGCAAAATAAGGTGATTTATTATGACTGATTTAAGTAAAATTAAAGCGGAATTTATCACTCTTTCGTCTTTGAGTGAGGAAGATGCGGGAAAATATCAATCGCTTATCGAAATGGAATGTGAATATATAAATTCACTTTTAAAAAGCAGTGATGACGAAAATAATTCCTGCGTAATATTTCTTTGCGCTGCAAAGGCTTATTATCGATATATGCTTACTAATCAGTCAGACGGTATCACTTCGTTTAAGGCAGGAGATGTGTCATATTCGCTTGACACGTCTTCTGCGCTTGAAAATGCAAGGGCAATATACAATTTTGCTCTTGAGCAGTGTGCCTCGCTGATTAAAAACAATCATTTTGCTTTTGAGGCGGTGTAATATGAGAAGCGGATATATTATAAAAAATCATCTTGATAAAATCGGAATTGAGGCAACGCTTTATGACGGAGAATGGAACTCAATGCCGTTTAAATGCACCGTAAATCCCTTGTGGCGAAAAAAGAGCAGTGCATTTGACGATGATGTTACGGAACTTGGAACAAATGAAGCGAGATATCATTTGTATCTTGGTCCGAAAACGCACAATGTTATGGAAATAAGCGATAACGGATATTTGCAAACTTCGTCGGGCAAGTATAAATTTTTGAGAAAAGATGCAGTGAAAATAAACGACGAGGTTATTTATTATACAGGCATTTTAAGAGAAATTAAGGAGGCAGTATACGATGAATATTAATGATTTTATAATCACTTTTGCAAAAGCTCTTAAAGCTGATTATTTTTTTAAAAATATTAAAATCATCAAGCCTTTTGAAAATGTATCTTATGCCGGTGAAATAAAAAATACGTTTGTTTGTGTCGGTCTTGACGAGATGGAAATTACGCCGATAGAGCTTGGCGATGATACAAAATATGCAAATGTCAAAATTAAGGTCGGTATATTTACCGAGAAAAATAATTCTGCTTTTGCAAAGGATGTGTTTTTAAATATTTGCAGAGTAAGCCAAAAATTTAATATTACTTCAATAAAAGCGCAGCCTCTTGAATATGTAAAGCAAGCCAAGGGATATAGGCTTAACGGCTATTTTTCATTTGGCACAAATATTGATTTCGGAGGTGAAAGCGGTGAATGAGGAATATGAACAGGCGGAAAATATAAGCGAAATTATCCGTCTTGATAAAAATCGATATGATAAATCCGCAGGTGAATAATGAAAGAATTTAAAATGAGATTTAAGGATTTTGTGTTTGATACAAATCCGTCATATATTCAGGTTATTACCTCTCGTGATGTTTCAAACACTTCTGTCTATGAAGGAAAAGGGATTACTCAGGATATATCACAAAAACCGATTATCGTTAAAGGAAAGGGCGCTTTTTTCTCAGACGATGCAGACGAAAAATGCGCTCACTTGTCATATCTTTTAAGGCAGGGAGGCGCAGGCGAACTTCATTGCCCGTCGCTTTATCCTATTGAGGCAATTTTTACCGAGTTTAAGTATGATTCAAGTGCAACGCTTGGTAAAATCGAGTATGAATTTGAGTTTACTCAGGTGTGTGATGATAAAAAGGAAATTGCTCCTCTCGATTATATTGTTGCATACGATGGGGATACTGCTTTTGATATTGCGGCAAGGGCAAATATGAGCGTTGACGAAATTATGCAATTAAATGATATAGAAAGTCCGTTTTCAATAAAGAAAGGTGATCGGGTGAAGCTGAGATGAAAATTGTTTTAGTGACAACGTTGGGAAAGGAAATAATACCAAGCGGTATTGTTTCAGCCGTTTTAACACAGACGGCAGAGGTTGCTTGCGACAGTCTAAGCATTAAAATTATCGGCGGCAAATCGCTTGATGAAATTGAGAGAGTATATGCTTATAAAAATAACAAACTAATATTTAACGGCTATTGCGATTGCCAGAGGACAACTGCTGATGAAAGAGGATTTGAAACATATATTTATGCACGTTCAAGCGCCTGCCTTTTGGTTGACAACGATGCTTTCGCTTATACATATAATCGTCCGAGTGCTCAAAGTCTGTTTGACGCTTATGCAAAACCGTTCGGCTTTTCTTATAAGCTTGACGATATTTGCACGTTTAAAAAATATGAAGTTTCAAGCGGCTCATCGCTTTACGGTGCTATCAATTTGCTTGTTTCAACAATTACCGGCAATTCAATAAGGATTAATGCCGATAACGAAATTTTTATGTTGAAACCGAGCGAAAATATATTAAGCCTTAATGATTTTTCAGTGATTTCGGCCAAAAGCATAATAAATCGAAGCGAACCGATTTCGGCAGTTAATTATAAAAAGGAATTTTCGTATCTTTACGATTGCCACACCTATTCGCAGCTTGCTGAAAAATTAGGATTTTCAAGGCAAAGATATGTAAATCTTGCGGCGCTTCCGAGTTGGCAGAGAAATTATAAAATTTCTAAAATGCTCAAAGATTCGTTCAAGGATTATAAGCGCCTTGAAATAACGCTTAAAGGTTATGTTGAAAGCGAGCTTTTACAGCGCTTTGATTACAGTGGTAAACTTGGTGATTTTAATGATTATCTGCTTTTTGAGAAGGTTTATTCCATTGATGAAAACGCTGAGCAAACAAAGCTTATTTTAAGAAAAAATATCGATATCTCGGAGGTAAATTATGTGGATTAGCAAGCAGATTATTAAAGAACAAAAAGTACCTGCAGTTGAATGCGGTAAGGTTACTATGAGCTCAAAAGGTGCTGTTGAGGCAACCTCAACAGGCGTTGAAAGAAATGTTAATTTTTACTCTCCCTACGGCTACAATTTTTGTGTACCTAAGGGTGAAAGGCTTTTGCTTACTCAAGGCGGAGGAGAGCAGGTTTGCATAGGAGTTGAAAACGACAGTTCAAATGTTGAATACGGAGAAATTAAAATCACGTCTCTTTCCGGTGCATATATTCACCTCAAAAATGACGGAAGCATAGTGATAAACGGATTGGTTATATCAAAGGAGGGCAAAATTATTGAGTGATATTAATGAAAAAACAACCGATATTATTAATTTGTGCCGCTCGGCTGTTTATTGCGAAAAAGGAGAATTCTATCCCGACAAAAATTTCGGCAGCAGAATACACGAGGCAAAAGGAAACGAAAGGCTTATGCTGTCGTTTATCAGAATGGCTTTATCAAAGCTTGACGGGGTATATGTTAAAAATGTTACATATACCAAAAACGATAATTTAATTACAGTTGATGTTCTTATTAATAATGAGGAAAGGCAGGTGTACGTTGTAATATGAAGTCTACATATAATGAAATTTTGCAGAATATGAAAGCTGCTTACAATAAAGAAATTGGCAGGGAAATTGCTGAAAATTCTATTGATGAAAAAAAGCTTGAAGCAATTGCAAGCGAACTTTACGGCTTGTCATGCTACGGCGATTTTATTTTAAAGCAAGCGTTTGTTCAAACTGCAACGGGAGAGTATCTTGACCGTCACGGTGCGTTGCGTGATTGCAAAAGAAAGCTCGGTACTAAAGCAAAGGGTACGCTTACATTTGGCATTAATGAAGCAATTGCAAGCGATATAGTTATTGAAAAGGGAACTGTTTGCTCAAAACCGAATTATCCGCTTATTCAGTATTCAACAGATGAAACGGTTATTCTTAAAGCGGGCAATACAAGTATATCGGTTTCCTGTACCGCTTTGGGAAACGGAGAAAAATACAACTTAGAGGACGACAATTTACTGACTCTTGTTAATCCTCCGTCGGGGATTGAATATGCGTTTAATGCGTATCCGATAACAGGTGGAAGCGATGACGAAAGCGACGGCTCGTTTAGAAAAAGAATTATGTCAACATTTAAAATTCCGCTTAATTATTTTAATAAAAGTTCAATTGAACTTGAAATTAAAAACATTGGCAATATTAAAGATTGCTCAATAAAGCAAAGCGACACCCCCGGAAGCGTAAGGGTAATTGTTTCTTGCCCCGGAGAACTCACGAGTGAAGAATTGGAAGGTATCAAAAAAGCATTTCCACAAATTGAACTGTTTGGCGTTAAAATTCGTTTTGAGTATGCCAAAAAGACACATGTATCGATAAAGGTCAAGGCTAATGTTGACAGTATTTCTGATGAGGCGTCACAAAAGCAAGAAATATATGATAACATTTATGAAATTTTAACACGCAATAAAATAAACTATAATATTTCACTTGATGAGATTAGAAAGGCGGCGCTGAAAATCGACAGCGTTCAAAGCGTTGAAATAAGCGGAACAAATGTTTTGGGCGATTGTATTCTTTGCGACGGCGACGGCTATATTCTTCTCGACAATTTGGAGGTCGAACTTTATGAATGTTAGCAATACACGCATTTACAGGCTTTCGTCGCTTTTGTCTGCGCTTAATTTGAACGTAAGAAGAAACGGATTCAATTATGCCATGATTAAAGCTATTGATGCGGGAATGACGCTTGTGGAAGAATATTTTGATAAAATACTTTCTGAAGTGTTTTTCGATTCGGCTAAAAATTACGGCATTAAAATGATGTGCGATTTACTTGATTTGGATGAGATTAACTATGAGAATGTTCAAAAAGGCTTATCGCAAGGTTTTGTTAAATATAAATATGATGAATTTAAAGAGGAATGTTTGAAAACTTTTGATAAAAATATGACGTTTAGCGTATCGAATTTTGTTTTTTTTGCCGGTGGCAGTAAAGAGTCTTTTTTATCGCAAGTTTTAAAAAATATTTCTTATTTTGAAAAATATATTTGTCCCGGTGTTGTTATGCAGGCGAATGAGTGTATTTATGATTTCGATGCGCTTGATGCGCTTGATTATAATGCAGACGATTGGGATAAAATTGCAAAAATATCATTTAATTTTATAGACAGTTTAGGAGGTGCACAATGAGCAGCACAAATAAAACAGAAATAGGGCTTAATCTTTGGCTCGGTGGGGACAAACCTAAAAGAGAAGATTTTTGTAATGATAATTTGATTATCGATAAGCAAATTATAGACCATAAAAACGATATGTCCTGCCACGTGTCTGAGGAGGAAAGGAACAAATGGAATACGAATGTTTATTGCAATATTTATTATGGCAATAATGAAAGTGTTCGTGAAATTGCAACCGCTTGCCCATTTGATCCGAGCGCAGTTATTATTTTCCCGACAGGCGTTACCCCTCACGTTTGGGATGCGCCAAATAGCAAAGACTATATTTATACGGCTTACGGCTCTACCTTTGGTACTACAAACGGTTTGCGTTTTAGAGATGACAGAAAAACTCTTAAAGTTTCTCAAAACCTTAAGGGTATTATGAACGAAGTTGTTTGTCTTAATGAGTCGGGTGTTGCATATTGCTATGTTTGTATAAGGTAGGTGCTAACACGTAATGAAAAAGCAATGGAAGAAATTCTTTCATTGCTTTTTGCCTTGTATGTTGAAAAGTAGTTGAATTTCTCTTGACTTTTTTCTTTTTTTCGTATATACTCTTGTTTGTTGCATGTCAGTGCTTCAACTTAATATTTCGAGGTGTAGCTCAGCTTGGTAGAGCGCTGCGTTCGGGACGCAGAGGCCGCAAGTTCAAGTCTTGTCACCTCGACCAAAGGGGCATTGACGGATAAAAATCCCTCAATGCCTTTATTTATGCCAAATTTGGCTTAAACAGTACACTTTGAGCCTTTATCTTAACCTTACACAGACTCACTCAAACCATTTTCAAACTGATAAAAAAGGGGTGTAAAAAAGTGGTAAGGGGTAAAATAAGGGGTACTGCAATAATGATATAATTACCCCTATTTTTATAACAATTCTATACATAATAATGAGTCACTTGCATTTGATATGTAAGTGACTTTTTTATTTTATAAACCAATATAAAGGAACTAAAAAACAATGTCAAAATGCAAAACGATTGCGATATGCAATCAAAAAGGTGGAGTTGGAAAGACAACCACAACAGTAAATCTCGGTGTAGGATTAACAATGAAAGGTAAAAGAGTATTGCTTGTCGATGCAGACCCACAGGGAGATTTAACTGTAAGTCTTGGGTGGAAAGATAATGACAATTTATCAATTACACTCGCAAACAAGATTATGGACTTTATTCAAGACAAGAACAGTTCCCCTGATGATGTTATTCTTCATCATTCGGAGGGCATTGATTTAATTCCGGCAAATTTAGAATTGTCTGCACTTGAATTAAGCCTTGTTAATGCTATGAGCAGAGAGGTAGCACTTAAAGGATATTTGAATACAGTTAAAGATAAATATGATTATATCCTTATTGATTGTATGCCCTCACTCAGTATGATAACGGTTAATGCCCTTTCCTCCGCAGATAGTGTAATTATTCCCGTTCAGGCACAATTCCTTTCTGCCAAAGGTATGCAACAGCTCGTACAAACCATAGCAAAGGTAAAAAGGCAAATTAACCCTCATTTGAAAATTGACGGAGTTCTCTTTACTCTCGTTGACGGCAGGACAAATCTTGCTAAAAGCACACAGGATGCTATTAAATTTGCTTATGGTAAGAATGTTAAAATATTTAATACTAATATACCCATTGCAATTAAGGCTGCTGAAACAAGTTCAAAGGGTAAAAGCATATATACTTACGCTCCAAAAAGCACCGTAGCACAGGCTTATGAAGAATTAACAAAGGAGGTGCTTGGAATTGAGCAAAGAGAGAAACACAGATTTTACTCTAAACAGTTTAGATGATTTGTTTACATCTCAAAACGAAAGAGATAACGGATATTTACCTAATATACAGGATATTTCGTTAGTGCTTCTTGACGATTTTCCTAACCACCCATTTAAAGTGCGTGATGATGAAGATATGCTCAAGTTGATTGAAAGTGTTTCCGAGCGTGGTGTTCTCGTTCCTGCCATTGTAAGACCAAAGGCAGACGGCAGATATGAACTCATATCAGGACACCGAAGAAAAAGAGCAAGCGAATGTGCTGAAAAGGAAACACTTCGTTGTATGGTATCGGATTTAGATGATGATGCCGCTACAATTATAATGGTAGATAGTAATATTCAAAGAACTCATATATTACCAAGTGAAAAAGCATTTGCTTACAAGATGAAACTTGATGCGATGAAACATCAAGGACAACGCACAGATTTAACTTCTGTTCCACAGGGACAAAAGTTTTCAAGAAAAGAATTAGCAGATGAAACAGGAGATAGTCAAACACAAATTCAACGATATGTTCGCTTGACTTATCTTGTGCCGGAACTTCTTGAAATGGTTGATGAGGGCAGAATTAAAATGAGACCTGCCGTAGAAATATCATATCTTGATGAAGATAATCAGCGTGATTTGGTAGATGCCATTGATACGGAAGATTGCACACCCTCACACGCACAAACTATCAAAATGCGTAAATTCTTTGACGAGGGCAAATTAAGTTCTGATGTCATAACATCAATTATGCAAGAGGAAAAACCAAATCAAAAGGAAAAAATCGTAATTCCAAACAAGACGGTTGAGAAATATATTCCAAAGTCCATTCCTGCCGAAAAAAGACAGGTTTATGTTTGCAAGGCTTTGGAGCATTACGGTAAATATTTGCAAAGAATGAGGGATAGAGAAAGCAGGTAATGTAATTACAAATTTTCTCTATCCCTTTCCCACACCCTAACCCTAATAATTCAATAACCTACCGAAAAGAGTAAACATCTCTATATAAGAGAGTTTATATAAACAATACAAAACTAAAAGGAAAGATGCTTATGAACTAATTAAAATCGCACTATTGCTTTTAAAATTACACAGGAATAATATGAAAGTGAAAGGAGCGATTAATTATGAAAAGAGTCGGTTTAATAGCAACGATTGTGATTGCAACAATGCTTATTGCAGGTTATGGAAATAGCAATAACGTTGATAATAAGACAACAGTTAATGAAAGCTTGGCTGTTTCTTCTTCGGTTGGTAATACAGAAAATAACAATAGTGAAATTGTCAAAGAAAATCAAAGTAGTACAGAGGTTACTACAACAGAGCCAACAACTGCTGAAACTTCCTCACGAAAAGAAACAACTGCAATTCAAAAGGTAATACAAAACACAACAAAACCGACAACTACATCAAAACAACCAACAACCCAAAAAGTAAGTCAATGCAGTAATAACAACAATCATTCAATGAAATGCGGCAATATGGGCAGATGGTTTGACAGCAAATCGGATGTTAAAGCATATGTTGATTTAATAATGAAATCTTGGGCAGATAAATGGGAAAGCGGAGAAATATCCGATGATGAATATTTTGCTAACTGCCCACAAGGCTATGAATGTTGGAGCTGCGGTTACTGCGGTAAATGGACAGGCAATTTCAAATAACAATATCATAAATTTAAGCTGAGAAGATGTAACAATCTTCTCTTTTTTTATGCCTAAAAACAGGCAGAAAGGAAAAGTTATGAAAGATAAATTCCAAAGTTTAGGCAAAAGAATTGTTGCACTTCTTTTGTCGGTATTAACAGTTACAATGATGTTTCCGTTAAATGTCTTTGCGGCAACGGAAAACCTCGGTGCGGTGTCGGGTATGAAGAAACTTGATGTAAGCGTTTCAAAGCATTACGGACACGAAGTTCATACTACGAAAAAAGGCGGTACAACTTATCCCCTTTTCTGTATTGAATACGGCACAACATCGCCTAGTTCGTCATATCTTAAAGGCAAAAAAGCTATGGCAAGTGACACGGCAATTAAAGCTGCAAAGTGGATATTTGCAGGATATTACCTTGAACACGGCAACTCGATAGATTGGCAGGATATGGCTTACTGTCAGAAAAAAGTGTGGTCTATCTTCGGTTCTGATACAAGCTGGGATTTCAGCGACGGCGGATACAAAGCGTGGTGTGACAAGGCACAGGACAGAATGGACAACCTAAATAAAAAGCCGTCATTCAATAACACCAATGTCGGAACAATCGTTGCAGGAAACAGCCTTACCGTTACCGATACAAACAAGGTGCTTTCCGATTATCCTGCATTCACAAAAAACGGAAGCGGTTGGAGCATTACCCACAGCAAAAATTCAAATTCATTAACGATTAAGGTTGATAAGTCTTGTACTGCATCAAGCTTTAAACTTGCTAACGGTGAATATTACAAAGATGGTACAGGCGATGACGATGAACTTTTGCTTTACTATCCCTATGGCAGTGAATCATATCAAAAACTTATCTATTCGGCATATTATGACCCTGTTTCAATGGCATTTTCGGGTTCGATTACTCCACTCGGTGATATGAAACTTGTTAAGACTTCGGAGGACGGCATTGTAGCTGGTATTAACTTTACTGTCACAGGTGCTAAGGGGTTTTCAAAAACCGTCACAACAAATGCAAATGGCGAAATTGATATTTCTAATTTAGCTCCCGGAACATATACGATTACGGAAGAAAACATTGACAGATATGTACCTAATCAATCGCAAACTATAACTGTTTCAAGCGGTAAAACATCATCGGTCAGCTTCTATAACATACTCAAAAAATTCAGAGTAACCGTCACAAAACAAGACTACGAAAAAGGACACGCACAAGGTGACGCTAAACTCAGCGGTGCAGTATATGGTTTGTTTAAAGGTAATGACCTTGTTGCACAATACACAACCGACAATAACGGTTCTTTTACTACCGACTATTATGTTTGCGGAACAGATTGGACGATAAAGGAAATTACTCCGAGTGAGGGATATTTGCTTAACGATACGGTGTATAAAGTAGGTGCAGACCCGAAAGATTATACAGTTGAATACAATAACGCTCCCGATGTGACAGTTATGGAACAAGTTATTAAAGGCAAAATCAGTATTATCAAGCATACAGATAACGGTGAAACCCAAATTGAAACACCCGAAAAAGGTGCAGAGTTTCAAGTTTATCTTAAATCATCAGGTTCTTTTGTAAATGCCGACAAAGACGAACGAGATACCATTGTTTGTGATGAAGACGGTTTTGCAAGTACAAAACTACTTCCGTACGGTGTGTATACAGTCCATCAAACAAAGGGATGGGATGGCAGAGAAAAAATAACCGATTTTGATGTGTTTATCAATACCGATGGTAAAACATACAAATTCCTTATCAACAACAAGAATTTTGAATCGTATCTCAAGGTAGTTAAACTTGATAAGGAAACGGGTAAACGAATCCCATACGAAGGTGCTGCTTTTGAAATCTACGATAGCAACAATCATAGAATTACAATGCAGTACACCTACCCTCAAGTAACATCAATTCATACCTTTTACACCAACAAAGATGGATATTTAATTACACCTGAAAAGTTGCCGTATGGTGATTATACTCTTAAAGAAGTACAAGCACCATATGGATATGTTCTTGACGATACTCCGATTCCGTTTTCTATCAGTCAAGAAAATTCATCAACCGATACAGGTGTTACCGTAGTTAAAGTTAAGGCACGAGATGTTGCACAAAAAGGTGTAATCAATATCACTAAAACAGGTGAGATTTTTTCATCTGTTGAAAAAAACAACGGCGTATATACTCCGAAATACAGCGTAGGCAATCTTAAAGGTGCAATTTTTGAAATCTATGCCACCGAAGATATTACTACACTTGACGGCACGGTAAGATATGAACAAGGTGCTTTGGTTGATACAGTCACAACTGATAATGACGGTGTGGCTAAATCAAAAGAACTTTATCTCGGTAAATATACTGTGATTGAAAAGACTGCACCAAACGGATATGTTCATAATGCCGCCAAGTATGATGCTGAACTCACCTATGCAGGACAGAATGTTTCCGTTACCTCAACTGACCTTTCGGTGTATAACGAAAGGCAAAAGGTTTCGGTTTCACTTAAAAAAATTATGGCAGAGGACAAAACATTCAGTATCGGCAATAACGATGAAATAACTTCTGTAAGATTCGGTATTTATGTCGATGAGGACATTAAAGCAAGCAACGGCGATGTTATTCCAAAAGATGCTCTTATCACTTTTGCAAATTGTGATAAAAATGGAAGCATTGTCTTTGACTGTGACTTGCCTGTAGGCTTTAAGTGGTATGTAAAAGAAATCGTAACCGATGAGCACTATATCTTGTCCGATACAAAATATGAGTTTGATACCGAATATCAAGGTCAAGATGTCAAGGTTATTGATATTAAAGTCAATAACGGTGAAGTTATTAAAAACAATCTAATTTATGGTTCTGTTAAAGGCTTGAAGATTGACAGAGAAACGCAGAAAGTAATCAAGGGAGCAACCTTTGGCTTGTTCAAATCGGACACTACCGAATTTGCAAAAGACAACGCAATCTTAACTGCTGTTACCGATGAAAGCGGCGTATTTGTTTTCAATAACATTCCTTATGGCGAATACCTTATAAAGGAACTTAAACCAGCCGATGGCTATCTTGATAATGAAGATATTTTTACCGTAATAATCAAAGATAACGAGCAAGTGGTTGAACTTACTGCAATCAATGATAAAGTGCCAGAGTTAAAAACAACGGCAACCGTTAATGGCAAAAAGGAAGCAATTGCAAAAGGCGAAATAACTATAAAAGATACTGTTGAGTACAAGCATTTAATACCTAATACCGAATATGTTATCAAAGGTATATTGATGGATAAATCCACAGGCAAACCGTTTATGGTGAAAGGTAAAGAAATCACTTCAACAGTTAAGTTTGTACCCGATAAGGCTGATGGCAAAGTAGAAGTCACCTTTACTTTTGACGGTTCGGCTATTAAAAAGGATACAGAACTTGTAGTCTTTGAGACATTGTATCGTGACGGTGTTGAATTAACTGCTCACGCCGACATTAACGATGACGGACAGACCGTAACGGTTAGACCATATATTCCTCATAATCCAAAAACAGGTGATGATAGGAATATCAATCGTGTTTTAGGTATTGCTGGTGCTTCTCTTGTCGGTATCGCAGGCTGTGTATATTTCTTTATTAAGAGAAAGAAAAAAGGAGGCACAGATAATGATTGATAGAACTAATGCAGGCTACACCATTATCAATGCCGTAACCGTCGGTAAAGGTGAAATCGTACTCGGTGAAAGGACTACTGCAAATAAAGAAAAGCAATATGTCACTTGGGAATGTAATAACGGCTCGTATTATTACGGTCATTATATTGAAAACAAATTTGATGCGTTAAAAGACTTTGGTCAAAGGGTTGCCAATAAGGCTGAAATGTATCGGTCCTTTGACAAAGACAGACAACGGCATAACCGAGAACGTGATGAACGATAATAAAAGGAGGTAAAAGATAATGACAGTTAAAACGATTGTGTCTATTGCACTCGTTGTCTTTATTGTTGCAGGGCTTGTATTTCTTCAAGTCAGAAACAAAAAGAAAAACGATAATTAAACTTATTTGGGCGGTGACTTCGGTTGCCGCCTTTAATATATACGGAGGTAAAAATGGATACAGATTTCCAAACAAAAATGAAAGTGCTTTTAAAGCTGTTTAAGGCAGGCAAATGCAGTGAGGCAGATATTTTGAATATGAAAACAGAAGAAATGCTTGATTTGCCGAATGTTTCGATTAAAGAAATTAAGGTTATATGTGCCATTAAAGGAGCTGTAAAAAAGCACACGCTTTATTCATATCTCGGAGGTAAACAAGATGAAAGGTGATGACTATGGCTACAAGATTTGAACTCATTTCTGCTCTTTATGATGATGTTTCAAAGGATGTTATCCGTTCGCCGAGTAATTGGCAGGAATTTTTGAAAAGTTCTTGCAATAACTACGGATTGCCTTTTAGTGAGCAACTGCTTGTATATGCTCAAAAGCCTGACGCTGTTGCAGTTTTACCTATGGCAAGCTGGAATAGGAGGTTTGGCAGATGGATAAATAAAGGTGCTAAAGGCATTGCACTTTTTGATGTGTCAAATAAAAACTACCCAAGGCTTAAATATGTGTTTGATGTCAGCGATACCCACGAGGGCGAGCAGGCAAAAGAAGTCCCTATTTGGCATATGAAAAACGAATATGCTGATAATGTTATTAAGACACTTGAAAATATTTTCGGTGCAGTTGATGATAAATCCGATTTAAGCAGTGCCGTCATTTCTGCTTGTGAAAACGCTGTAAGCGACAGTTTATCCGATTATCTTTTTGAACTTTGCGGTGCAAAGCATGACAGCTTCCTCGAAGATTTCTCCGATGATATTATTTCATCAAAGTTTCGCAAATTGGTTTCAAACAGCGTTTCGTATACGGTTCTCTCAAGGCTTGGTGTTGACGCTGATTTAATGCTTGATACGGAAGATTTTGAGGATGTTGTTAATTTCAATACACCGAATACTTTTAATGCCCTCGGTGAAGCAACAAACAATATTTCAAAAACAGCACTCCTTGAAATATCAAAAACCGTATTTGCACTTGAAAAAGAAAATCGCATATTTGAAAAAACTTCAACAAGTCCCTACAATAAAGATGAAAACAAAAACGAAAGGAATAATTCAAATGAAGATAACATACACACAAGTCGGAGAGCAGCTTTACCCGAACCTGATTATGCCGACAAAGGCGGAACAAATGGGATATTACGCACAGAAAAGACAGGAATATCTCAAAAATCACAAGAAAGCGACATTCACAACTTTATTGACAACCTGCAAACTGACGGAACACCTGATGTCGATTCAGGAACAGGCACAGCAGATGGAAGAACAAATCACAATTCAGATGACAAAAGCACAAGGAGTGACCGAGAAACTCAAGCAAACGGATATGATGACTTGGGTAGGAATGATGAACAATATCAAGAACTCGGCGAGGGAAACAGTATTGAACGAACTGATTTACACGATGTAACCGATGAACTGCCACCCTTTGTTGACGAACAGGCTATTAGGTATATGCTCAGCAATCCCGATGATGATTTGGTGCAAAGAAAACCTGCAATCATCAAGGCTTACCAAACCACCAAAAAGGATAATGAACTCATAAACTATACCAAAACGCTGTATCCAAGACGGTTTGATGAATACGATAAATTCAATAAACACTTTGGCTTTACATTAGCCGATAACGGACTTCTTATGTATGAGGGTAATTACAAAACCCGAACTAAGGAGTCCGTTTTTTCATGGGATATTGTTATCGGTATCATTAAAGAACTTATCAATGACGGCAAGTATCTTGATGCAAAAAAGGAAGAAAAAACACAGCTTGATTTGTTCAGCTTTTCTTATGATAACGAGTCTGTATATGATGAAGTGCCTCAAACATCACTTTTTACTGATTTTGGCATATCACAGCAGATTATTGATGAAGCGTTATGCTGTGGATTTAACGATAAAAACAGCAGAGTACAAATTGCTATGCACTTCAGACGGGACAGATGTGTTGAGTATAACGCAAGAATGCTCAAATTTCTTTACGGTACTAACGGTGCAGGCTTTATATTTAACGGCGAAAAAGTATCTTTTTGGTATGATGAAAACGGTATAAGTATTGCTAAAGGTACATCGGCTAAAACAAGTACGGCAACACATCTCACTTGGGAGCAAGCGGCTGTTCGTATTCGTGAACTTCTTGATGTCGGCAGATATATGCCGCAGTATGAACTTGAGAAGGTTGAGGACTACGAACTCAATAAAGTTGCCGACAGGCTTACAGAATTTATCCGAGATTTGAGTGACGATTATCCCAATAAAGATAATTGTCTGCAATCAATACAAAAAGAAATTGACGGTGTTTTCGGTTATCCCGATATGGTTGAAAAAATCACCGATATGCTCAAGGATAATGAAAAGCGTGCTCAAATTTTTAAAGAGTATACGAATTTAATGGATGACTACAATGCCGGTATAAAAATCATTCGCTTTAATTATGCAGCTCAATATTCTATACCATATATTGCAGAAATTATTGAGGGTATGAAACGAGAGCCTATTCCGTTTAAAGCTGAATCGGGTTATCTACCTGACAGAGAAATGTTTATCTCGCAAGATGAGATAGATAAGATTATCATAAACGGCAAAAACAATCACGCTTACAGGCTCGAAACCTACACCTATTTTGTTAATCACCCTGATAAAGCCGATAGGATTAAATATGTAGGCAAGGATAATCAAAGCGGATATTTAGGCGGTAATGACAGCGTTAATAAAACAACAAAAGGTATTGAATTCAGCCACGGTTCGGTTATGGAGCCTTATGCGAAAGTTCTTATTAAATGGAGCGATGTTGCAAAAAGAATCGATACTCTTATCAAGCAAAACAAATTCGTAACGCAAGAGGATATTGACGCTATACCCGATATATACAAAAACGAAATATCAAGAGATTTGGAATCGTTCTTTGAAGGCTTATCCGAGAACGATGCTAAGCCTTATCCGAATGATATTGAGCCATACAAGATTTCAAGAGTTATCAAGGCTCAACTTGACAACCCACAGGCACTTGATGATATTGAAAATATGATGTTAAATGTCTTGGCTCTTATGGATAAAGAGGACAGAATGTATCAGTACCGTAAGCAAATCTATGATGACTTTGTTGCTTACAAAAACGGCACATTCAAACTTTATGATTATCCAAACCTTGAACCAAAAGTAAAACAATCGAGTAAGTTTATTAAACCGACAGAAAAAGAAAAGGTTGATGCAGAAATTGAACCCGTTGTATCGGAAGATGATGATTTAGATTTAATCGGTGAAGAAATAGATATTGACGGCAGACACTTTGTTGTTGATTCTGTCAGTAACGGTTATGTATCTATGGCTGACCAAACTTTTGCCGACGGGACAGGCTTTCCTATCTTTCGCAGAGAAACTATTGAATTTGTAAGGCAATATTTACCGACAGAAAAAGAACAGATTATTTCCGCTCAAAACACAAAACAGCATACTGAATATAGTCAGTGGGATATTCATCCCGAAATTCCTGTTGAGCAAAGGCACGATTTTGATTTTGCCACACATCCCGTTGAGGTTGTAGGCAAAAAGGAACGCTTTCGCAGAAATATGGAGGCTATCAAAGTTTTAAAAGAATGTGAAGCCGATAATCGTTTTGCAACTCCTGATGAACAAATCGTACTTTCAAAATATGTCGGTTGGGGCGGTATTCCCGAAGCGTTTGATGAACATAATTCGTATTGGACAAATGAATACAAGGAACTCATATCTGTCTTGTCTCCCGAAGAATACAATGCTGCAAGAGAAAGCACATTAACTGCTTTCTATACTCCTCAAGAAGTAGTTAAGGCTTGTTATGATATTGCCGAAAATCTTGGATTCAAGCAAGGTAATATTCTTGAACCGTCTTGCGGTATCGGTAATTTTATCGGTATGAAGCCAAAGAGTATGGCTGACAGTAAGGTGTACGGTATTGAGCTTGATTCTGTTTCGGCAGCTATTGCACAACAACTTTATCAAACTACAAGTATTGTTAATAACGGATATGAAAAGGTGGATTTACCCGATAACTTCTATGACCTTGTCACTACTAATGTACCTTTTGGCGATTTTAAAGTATCGGATAAGAAATACGATAAGCACAACCCTCTTATTCACGATTATTTCTTTATGAAGTCGCTTGATAAAGTCAGAACAGGCGGCATAATGATACTCATTACCTCCAAAGGTACTATGGATAAAGAAAACAGCAATATCAGGAGATATATTGCTCAAAGAGCAGACCTTCTCGGTGCAATAAGACTTCCTAACGATACTTTTAAGGGCAATGCAGGCACAGAGGTAGTATCGGATATTCTTGTTCTTCAAAAGCGTGACAGAATGCTTGATATTGAGCCTGATTGGGTACAGCTTGATAATACCGAAGACGGTATCAGAATGAATAAATACTTTGTTGATAATCCCGATATGGTACTCGGTAATATGGAAACGGTTTCAGGTCGTTTCGGTCCGGAATCAACCTGTATTTCGTATGAGGATAGAAGTCTTGAAGAACTGCTTGACGTGGCTGTTAAGAATATTCAAGGACAGATTACGGAGGTGCAAATCGGTGATGAATTTGAAGAAGATTTATCTATTCCTGCATTACCTGATGTTCGTAACTTTTCATATACTGTTGTAGACGGAAAGATATACTTTAGAGAAAATTCAAGAATGACGCCTGTTGATGTATCTGCTACTGCCGAGAACAGAATCAAAGGTATGATTTCAATTAGAGACAGTACCCGAAAACTCATTGAACTCCAAACCGATGATTATCCTGAAGAAGATATACTCGCAGAACAGAAAATTCTTAATGAACTGTATGATAAGTTTACGGCAAAGTACGGCTTAATAAACAACAGAGCAAACAAGTCGGCATTCGGCGAGGACGCTTCATATCATCTTATATCTGCTCTTGAAATACTCGGAGAAAACGGCACTCTTGAACGCAAAGCAGATATGTTTACCAAGAGGACTATTAAACCTCATATTCCCGTAACGGAGGTTGATACTCCTTCGGAAGCACTTGCCGTATCTATGGGTGAACGGGCAAAGATTGATATTGAATATATGAGCAATCTTTGCCATAAGTCCGAAAAAGAGATTTATGATGAACTTCAAGGCGTAATATTCCTTAACCCTGAATACAATGTCGATAATCCTACTGCTCAAAAATACTTTATGGCAGATGAATATCTTTCGGGTAATGTAAGAGCAAAACTGCGTTTTGCAAAAGCCGTTGCAAAGACACAGCCTGAATATCAAATCAATGTTGAATCACTTCAAAAGGTACAGCCTAAAGACTTAACGGCAAGTGAGATTGATGTCAGGTTAGGTGCTACTTGGCTTCCTGTTGATGTTGTTGAGAATTTTATGTATGAATTACTTGAAACTCCGTACTATTGCAAGTTAAATATCAAGGTGAATTTTTCACCTTTTAGCAGTGAGTGGAACATTACAAACAAAAGTGGCGACAGAGGAAATGTTAAAGCAAACAGCACTTACGGTACAAGCCGTATCAATGCTTATCAAATCATTGAGCAAACATTGAATCTTAAAGATGTTCGTATCTTTGATTATGTTATTGATGACGACGGTAAGAAAAAGCCTGTGCTTAATAAGAAAGAAACAGCTATTGCTATGGAAAAGCAAGACGCAATTAAACAGGCATTTAAGGATTGGATATGGAACGACCCTGAAAGGCGTAACCGTTTGTGTGAAATGTATAACGAGAAGTTCAATTCGATCAGGCCTCGTGAATATGACGGCAGTCACCTTATCTTTCCAAATATGAATCCCGAAATTACTTTAAGACCTCATCAATTAAATGCTGTTGCTCACAGCCTTTACGGTGGCAACACACTTCTTGCACACGCTGTCGGTGCCGGCAAAACTTATGAGATGATTGCAATAGCCGAAGAATCAATTCGTCTCGGCTTATCAAGTAAATGTATGATTGTTGTACCTAATCATCTTACCGAACAATGGGGTGCAGATATTCTCACTCTCTATCCGAATGCAAAGGTACTTGTGGCAACTAAAAAGGATTTTGAAAAGAAAAACAGAAAGCGTTTTTTATCCCGAATTGCCACCGGTGATTATGATTTGATAGTCATAGGTCATTCACAGTTTGAAAAAGTGCCTATGAGTATTGAAAGGCAGCAAACAATTCTTCAAAGGCAACTTGATGAAATTATGGAGGGTATTTCCGAACTCAAATACCAAAGAGGTCAAAACTTCACCGTAAAGCAGCTTGAAAAGGCTAAAAAGAGCATTCAGGCAAAACTTGATAAATTAAACGACCAAAGCAGAAAAGACGATATTGTGACCTTTGAGGAGCTTGGTGTAGACAGATTGTTTATTGACGAGGCTCACTATTTCAAAAACCTTTTCCTGTATACAAAAATGCGTAATGTCGGCGGTATAGCACAGACAGAAGCACAAAAGTCAAGTGACCTGTTTATGAAAACACAGTACCTTGATGAAATTACTGGATGTCGAGGTGTAGTATTTGCGACAGGTACACCAATCAGCAACAGTATGGTTGAGCTGTATACAATGCAAAGATACTTGCAGTACAACACGCTTTGCTGA